GGATCGTCAGCCCCTGAAACACCCACCCCGCCGCGCCGTTGATCAGCAGGCTGTCCAGCACCGGCGTCGCGCCGGGGGCCGCGGCGATGGTGATCATCGAGGGGTTGTTGAAGCCGGCCAGGGTGGTGACCCCCGCCACCGTCTGCGTCCCCGTGATCGTCACCTGGCCGTGGTCGCCGGTCAGCAGATAGACCGTGTCCCCCGGCCTGATCGGCGCGTTCGGGTTGGCCGGGATCGTCTTGTGCTGGACGGGGTCGTAGTGGCTGGGGGTGGTGGAGAAGAGGCCTCCCGCCACCACCGCGCTGAGGGTGCTCCACGGGTGCGCCGGCGAGCCGTCGCCGGACATCGAGCCATGGTTGGGATCGACGTAGTGGACGGCGTGGGGCGTCGCCGGCGGCGTGGAACAGCCGGTGTAGACCGCCAGGGCGCCGGGCGTGGGGCCGGCCACGGTGGGCGATCCCGCCGCGCGCGGCAGGCAGATCGCCCCGGCCTGAAGGGGCCCGGCGAAGGCGGCGATCAGGGCGGCGATCCGCCCCGGGCGGCTCCGGATGGCGCTCATGGTCACACCGGCGGGGGGCTGGTTTCGGCGGCGAGCAGCTGGGCGGCGAAGGCTGTGTAGGCGGTCAGCAACGCCGAGAACTGATTGGCCAGGCCCTGGGCCGTCTGCTGGTTCTGGAGGCTGGAAAGGGATGTCGCCAAAGCGGTCGCACTGGTCGCCAGCGCGGTCGCGGCCGAACCATTGGCGGTGATGAAGGCCGCCACCAGGCCATGATCGGTGGTCTCTTCCGCTTCCACGGCCGCTGTCACGGCCGCCTCCTGCGTCGATTGCGTGGTCATGCGCGCTCCGTCAGTAGGCCGCCGCCGACACCAGGATCACGTCCGAGGCGGTCGGCGCGGTCGGGGTGGCCGAGGCCAGGGGGTAGAACGTCAGGGTGCAGGTCGAGGTCGAGGCCGCGGTCTGGTGGACCACCTCGCTCGTGGTGGTGATGTCGTCGCCCCAGCAACGCCAGCCGTGCTGCACGCCCCCGGAGGTCAGGCCCACCACGCACGTCGTCCCCGGGCTGGAGCCGATGGTGATGGCGAACGCCCAGGTGCCGCTGGAGCCATAGGTGACGGCCGAGCCCGAGCCGCAGCCGGAGGAGATGGTCGGGGCGGTGGAAGACTCCACCAGGGTCCCCGAGGCGCTGGGATAGAGGCCCGCGTAGTGGACGCTCCCCGCCGTGCCGTTGCCGATCGAGCCGGGCGCGCTGAACGTCGCCCCGTTAAGCGTCGCCGCGTTGATCGCGGTGTTGCAGGTCAGCGCCGAGGACCCGCCGGAGCTGGTGTAGTTCAGGGCGCTGGCCGAGGTCGAACACGACGGAACCGCCACCGCCGTGGGCGCCGCCGACCCGGACGTGGCGTTCACCACCAGGGTGTTGGCGCCCTGCGCGGCCAGGCCGGCCAGGGGCAGGCCCGTGGCGTTGGTCAGGACCACGGCGCTGGGCGTTCCCAGGGCCGGCGTCACCAGGGTCGGCGAGGTCGCCAGCACCGCCGCCCCGCTCCCCGTCGTGGAGGCCGTGGCGGCCGCGCCGAGGCCGGTCACAAGGCTGGCGGGAACCGACCCGGCGCTCAGCGTCCCCACGCCCGTGACGCCCGTGTAGGCCCCGCTCAGGCGGCCGGAGGGCAGGGTTCCGGCGGTGATGTTGGCCGCGCTGGTGGTGTCGGTGGTGGCGCTGGGCGTGAACGCCTGGCCGTTCGTCGCCGTCACCGTCAGCGCGCCGGTGGCCGTGTTCAGCGTCGCATCGCCGGAGAGGGTGAAGCCGCCCAGGACCCCGGCGTTGTTGAACTCCAGCTGGCCGGCCGATCCGCCGGCCGGGACGCCGCTGGTGGTGTTGCACAGGGTGATGTTGACGTATTGCGCCAGCTGCGAGGGGGTGGTGACCGCATTGGCCCCGTTCTGCAGCACCGGCAGCAGTTCGGTCCCGGTCAGGGCCCCGGCCTGGGGCATCTGCGAGATCCGCGTCTGGCCGATCGCCGGCGAGGCGCAGGCCAGCAGGGCGCCCAGGGACGCCAGCGCCAGGACGTAGGCGCCGTACATCGCCGCCAGCCTCAGACCCGGTCTGGTCATGATCCCTCCGTCGATATGGGCGCGCCGGTCTCGGTGGCGATCCCCACCCAGGCCTCGGCCTCGACCCGCTCGCTCCGGTCCGCCGCCACGATCGCCGCCGTCCCGCCCAGCCAGACGAACCCCGCCATGGCCAGCAGCGTGTCGCCGGCCGCATCGACGCCCAGCAGGTCGCCGCCGGCGTCGGTGGCGAGGTCGCTCTCCGCCCCGCCGGTGAAGGCGTTCACCCCCGTGAAGGTCAGCGCCAGGGTGGTGTCGACCAGCAGCGCGTCGCCGCCGCCGTCCACCCCCAGCACATCCCCGCCGGCGTCCGCCGCCAGGTCGTCTTCCGCGCCGGTGTTGGAGGCCGTCCCCCCGCCGAACGACAGCGTCATCGCCGCCGTCGTCCCGTAACTCACTGATAGAAGCCCTGCGCCGTCACCGAGGCCGAGACGTTGCCAGACCCCCCGGCCGGCAGGGTGATGACGATCGCCACCCCGGGGCCGGAGGCGGCCAGGCCCACCAGGTACTGGACCACCAGCGGCTGGGCGGGGACGCCCGCCCCGGCCGGGAAGGTGAAGCCCATGCTGATCGTCCCGCCGGCCAGGCCGGCGATGGTCACCGTCACCGACAACGCCGCGGTCGCGCCGGCGGCGGTGATCTGAAAGCCCATCAGATAGGCCGTCTGCCCCGCCTTGGCCGGCAGGGTGGCCACGGCGGCGGCGTTGGCCACCACCCCCGATCCCACCACCACGCCGCTCACCAGCACCGGAATATCCACCGTATCCAGCGCATTCACGCCGCTCAAGACACCCATGGCGCCCTCCTCTGGTCAGAAGTATTCGCCGACGCGGTGCGTGTGGCGGCGGCCGGATTGCAGGAAGATCGCGCTTCGGCCGCGGGCGATGCGCTTCAGAAGATTGGGCGAGGGCGTGGCGTCGCTCACCACCTCCAGCAGCCGCTCGGCGAGCAGGGCCGCGAAGGCGCTGGTCAGGCGGGCGTTGAACGGCAGTTCGGTGTCGATGGTCAGGCCCAGCGCCGGCATCCAGGCGTTGAGGTCGGCGCGGTAGAAGTAGAGGCCCTGCGTCGTCCCGACGATTTCGATCCGCGCCCCGTCCCTGGGCGGGCGCCATTCGATGTTGTCCGCCGCGCCGGTGGACCCCGCCGGCGGCTGGCCCGGATAGCCCGGCACGAAGCCATAGTCGTAGGGGTCCCATTGCCAGAACAGCGAGACGCTGTTGGGCAGGGTGATGGCCACCGTGTCGCCCTGCACGACGCGCACCCGCTGGTTTTCGCCGGGCGTGTAGTCGGCCGACACATCGATATCCAGCAGCGGCCCCCGGGCCTCGTGGATCTCCATCACCAGGTCCTGCGCCGCCCCCAGCCCCACGGCCAGTTCGTCGGCCGTGGGATCATCCCCCGCCGCCACCGCGCGGATCGCCCGCATCGCCTCATTGATGGCCGCGCGAACGGTCGCCATGGCTCACCTTTTGATTATCCGCAGATGACGCAGATGACGCCGATGCTGGCGTGGCCCTGCGCCGGAGGCGCTAGAATCCCAAAGACGGGGACAGAGCGCCGCTTCGCCGCAGGAGCAGCGGCGCCATCTGTGGCCATCTGCGTCATCTGCGGACCAAAACTCTTACGGGTTCGAGCCGCCCAGGTCCTCGACGTAGAACTCGATGTCCACCTCGAGGGTCCCGGCCACGGCCGTGGCCGCCGCCGTGCCCACGGTGACCAGCACCGCGATCTTGGCGCCGGACGTGTTCTTGTAGAGCACCCCCGCCGCCGCCAGGGTCTGGTCGGCCGACACGCCGCTGGCGCGGCCCACGGTGGTGATCGCCGACTTGAAGAGGCCCGTCGTCCCCGTCACGCCCAGGGACAGCGTCAGGGTCGGCGAGCCGTTCGAGTCGAGCTGCGACGCCGCCTTCAGCGATGTCGACACCACCACCGCGTTCTTCGGCAGGTAGCCGATGTTGATGGTGTCCCCCGCCGCCCAGGTCGAGATCGACCCCGAGATCGCGTGCAGGTGGAACGAGCCGGTCCAGTCGCCGTGACCGGTATTGGCGGGGATGTTGTTGGCGTAGTTCGCCGTATTGTAGATCGTGGACATCGGGTGTCCGTCCTTTCAGGATTGGGAGAAGAAAAGAAGGTGATCCGCAGATGACGCAGATGACGCAGATGGCGCCGCGCCCTATGCCGCGAAGCGGCGCTCAGTCACCGACGTTGGGGATTTCGCGCCTTCGGCGCAGGGCCACGGAAGCATCTGCGCCATCTGCGTCATCTGCGGATGAAACCTCTTAGGAGTCGGCGGCGGCCGCGGCGATGACGGTGACCATGCCGTTCTGGACGCCGTTGAAGTTGATCTTCTTCACGCCCAGCAGCTCCTCGATCGCGACGCCGGGACGGAACCCGTAGTCCTTGATCATGTCGGTGCGCGGGGTCGGCTCCTGGCCCCAGGCCACCCCCACCGCGCCGCCGCCGCAGATGAAGATCGGGCGAAGGTCGCAGGACGAGGCGCCCGCCCCGTTCCACACCGCCCCGCCGTTGATCCCGTTGGCGGCGCTGGCGCAATAGGCGTCGATCTCCGGGATCTCCCGGTGGATCACCCCGTCATAGAGCAGGTCCCCGTCCTGGAAGATCGGGTTCTTCTCCATGCCCATCCCCTCCCGGGCCCGGGCGCCGGTGTTGGCGGCGATGATGTTGGAATCCAGCTTCAGGTCCCGGAAGGTCCGGCTGCCGTGGAAGGCCACGTAGTATTCCCGGCCATCCCCGTCCTCCACCCGGAACGGGCGGATATGCGGGTCGGCCAGCTTGGCGATCCGCTTGGCCGTGCCCATCATCGCGCTGGAGCACTTGGCGGTCGAGGCGACGTTGCCGATCGCCGTGGCGTAGGTCGCCGAATAGTTGCTGTTCAGCAGCCCGAACAGCACCCGGTCGGAATTGCCGGCCACCCAGGTGTTCTGCTGCGCCGCGGTCGTCTGATCCCACGGCACGCACGTCCCATTGGTGTCGGTGACCGCCGAGGCCAGGGCGTGGATGATGTCGTCCCGCAGCTTCTCAGATTCCCACACCCGCAGCGCGTCCTTCGCCGCGTCCCACAGGTTGATCTCGGTGCGGAAGCTGGTCGACTTCGGGATCCTGACCGCGTTGCGCCGCCAGTCGATGGTGATCGGGCAGTTGTAGTTGGTCAGCTCCTCTTCCTGGCCATCCAGCACCTGCGCGCCGGTGACCCCGGTGGCCGACTTCAGCCGGCCGATGAAGGGGATGTTGATCGTCCGCTTGGCCTCCTCCTCCGCCTGGAACTTGGTCAGGATGATGCCGCCCTTGTTGATGTCGGCGTTGCTCATGTACGGCATGAAGCGGGTGTGGCGAACATACTCCTGAAAGTACTTCGTCACCCAGACCTGGCGTTCCGACGCCGAGGCAAGTGTGGTTTCGGCCATGGTTGGCTAACTCCTTAAGTTGCTTGAGGGGTCTCGCCGGCGACGGCCGCGCGGCGAGCTTATCGGGTGATCGCGTTGGCGAAGGCCATCCCCGGACCCACCGGCACGTGCGGCGCGCCCGCGCCGCCGGTCCCGGAGGCCGTGACGAGGGATCGGGGAGGGGCGGCCGCCTGGTGAGTGTTGGCCGTTGCGGCGGGGTGAATACCGCCGTTGGCGCCGGCCTGGGCCTGCGCCGCCTGCCAGGCCTTGAAGGCGGCGAGGTCGTTCGGCTTCACCGTCTGCAGGATCTGCTCGCGGTGATAGGCCTGCAGCGCCGCCTCGTACGGGTCCTCGGC